AAAAGTTTAGTACGCTCTGGCTATAGATAATCATTTCTGAGATTTTATTGATATAATCTATAGCTATTTCACTCGTGGCAATAATTTTTGTATATATTAATTCTGTTATTATAATACACAACATTCCAGACATGTGTTTTATAATAACAGTCGGGAGAATTTTGAAAGTATTGTATTGAGGACGTATCTATACGAAGAACCTCTGTTTCCTTTAATCATTTTGGGACGTAGACCGCTACATTCTTATCGTCGCGGAGAAAATGCAAGTCTACCTTACGATGCTCTTAATTGAAAACACCAACCTTTAAAAACCATGAATATAGCATTTATAGTTGTGCCGACTCTTAGCGAGCACATCATGTTTTTTATGGGCGTGACTCACGTTCCGGACTATATACCGATGATGTACAACCGATTTTAATTCAAACAAGATGTATTATTTACGACAAAACTTGTAAGCTGATGAAGCCTTTATATTGTTTAAAGACAAGTGTAGTGATACATATTATTATATTATGAGACCGGGCGGACAAACACACCTCCCCTAGTTCTATCAAAAAGTGAGAACGATGTGCCTATTTTTAAACGACCATGAAGTCCCCCTTTGCCCTTGCTACCCCGGAATTGACTAACGCTAAAACGAAAAATTTGAACGAACGGCCACTGAAATACGATGATGAAGCTCAAGTTTCACAACTTGATCTACTAGATTCAGATGATTTGACTGCCTTAAGAGGCAAGGAATCTGGCTTAAGAGAACGGAAATGTATGGAATTTGATTGCAATGATTTAGATGATGATGATTTTTATGCGAAACCCCAACTTCGCGTAAAGAGAAACGTTTGTAGTGAGTATAGATATCATAGGAAAGTTGAGAATTTTTTGAATAAAATGAGAAATCATTACACAACTAAGAAAGACTCAATTAGGATTAGTTACGCTAAAGAACCCACCCACAAGTTTGTATGTTACATGACATCATTATATGTTAAGGAGATAGATAGACAAACAGCCAGCCGATACACAAAAACGAATAGTACTAATTACAAGTACTATACTGAAGATGATAATTTATTTATATTTGTAACACCTGTTAATTGGAAGCCCCAATTTATGGGTTTTGATTTTTTCCAACCATTGACCACAGTTATTAGTATGTTACAGCACACTAGACGCACAGCCAGCACTTTATTATCAGGAGATTTTGGATTATTTTTGTTAGATGTAGTTAGATTTTTGATTGATTTGAGAGAAGGATATTTTTCCGTTAACAAGATTTTATCTTCTTTTATTTCATTATTTATTATGCACAAACGATACACCAAAATGTTTCCACAAACAACAACCACCACAGATTTATTGATAGGATTAGCCGCTTTACAATTACCCACATGTTTATTAGACAAATTGAAAAATTTTGCTTTATTAACAGGTAAGAAGGTTTTTTTAATGATTTTATTTTAGAAACAGTTAGTATGTTTTTTGATACTATTATATCTATGTTAGATTATATTATTAGTTTAGATAACCCTTTAATACCCACTTTTTTAGCAGCTAGTATTAAAAATATTTTAAGTAATGTAGGAAGTAAGTTTATTATGTATAAGAGAATGAAGGAAGTAGCCGAGATATATTCTAGTTATTGTAGAGATAGCACACGAATGTTTGATCCAGTTTTTCGTCAAAAGATTACTGAATTATATGATAAATGTGTAGGAGATGCAGTTTTTGTAGAGTTTATAACCAACGGAACCAACAATTATTTTAAAACCACATGGAATTTGTTTAAAGAGAATATAGTCAAGACAGTTACTTCGTTTGAAAGTTCATCTCGTGATGAACCCATCTTATTTATTTTTGAAGGAGACGCAGG